ATCACTTGTTTAGTCACAGACCCAGATTTAACATCAGGATAGATATATCCTTTTAGTTGAAAACCAAATGTCCATATAATTTCTCTTCTTGTAGTAAAATCCCCCTCATAAGAATCTTCTGTACTAGTAGAATTTAATATTATAGTAACATCGGGTTTAATATTCATAGAAGGAACTAAATTCACACTAACTGTAAATTCTGGAGTAAAGAAAGGTACAATTTGTTCAAAGATTTGTGCACCATCTTCTGCATTATCTACTGCAGCAGTAAGTTCAAAATCAAAATTATAAGGTACAGGATTATATTGTTTTAGAAGTGTACTTGTAGATGCCGCTGTGTTTGCCGCATACACTTGACCCATTGTATTTAATTTTCTGGCTCCATCATAAGTAATACCATTCAAAACAAAACCCATTCGTGGTAATGTAGTTTGAACACCTGCATTTGTTGTTGACATTTTTCTAATGTGTAACAACAATCTATCTTTCGCAGAATATTCAATAGGAACTTTAATTTGTTCAGTTATAACACCGGCAGAGTTTCTTCTTTGAATGTTTATATCATTGAAAAGAGTTCCAAAAACTGCTACATATTTTCTAATAGTTTCGTGATAATATGTTACTCCTAACATTATAGACTCCCGAACGGATTACCTTCAGTAAAATCAATAATAGCATCGGCTGCTGCTTCTATTTCTTGATTAGTTGAAGATGTTGCTGCAGTATTGGCCGCAGATGTTTGGGCATCAAAAGAAGTAATTGAATAAGATGCATCAGAATCATCACCAATAATGTTTGAAGTACCAGAAAAGTTTCCTGTCATGTTTATAAGTTTTAATACTTTATCAGTTGCGTTCCAAGAGGCAACTTCACCTTTAACACTAGCAGCTGCAAGAGATGTTCCTTGATAGACTTGTTCACCTATAGTATAATTTCCACTTCCTGTATTTAATGTAAATTCAATAGAATAAGATTGTTCTCTTTCAATTTTGTCTATCTCTTCAATACCAGTATTAAATGATTGATCTGAATAAGTGAACATTTCACATAACATATCATAAGATTGTAATTGTCCGGTTTGATAAAATATTGCTTCATCTTCTACAAATAATATTTGAAAAAGTGCGGATGTTGTTGGAAAGAAAATCAAATCTCCTTCATGTGGTAGATTTGCTCTACCATCAGAAGTCATTCCAAGTTCTCTAAATCTTCTTTTAGCAACAGTAAAAGTAATTTGATCATTTATCTGTAATCCAAACTTAGAAATAAAATCACCTTGACCTTCAAATCCTTCTACTGTCTTAATATACATCTCAATCGTATAAGCACTATTATAAGATGCAGTATTATCTTCACCCATTAATTTGTCTTCATCGTTCAATGTTCTTGGAAGATAATAGACATCTATTCCAAAAGTCTTTATGGATTCTATTGTTAAATTTTCAATCAATCTTTGTTCTGGAGTATCAGTCCCGTGATGATTGAAATAATGGTTTGTTGCCATGTATTACCCTACTAAATGATCTACTGGTAGTTCATATCTTAACTGCATCTGTTCTGAAATTTCTGTTAATTCTGTTTGAGCATCATCATACATTTGTCTACCATTCATCGTGACTCCACCCGGTAATTGCATCCCCTCAAACTTAATAAGATTTTGACCCCATTGTTTTTTCATTAGTGCAGTATTATATCTTTTGAGAAACATATCACTCCAGATATCTGCGTATGTATCTGGATCAATAATCCTATCACATTCAACAACTATCCAATCATCTATTTTTGCGTCTGCTCCCCATGAAATATCAAGATACAATCTATCCATGTGTCTGTTAAATCTAAACATAGGATTACCTGTAAACATTTCATTAATCAACATTAAGTGTTCTTGAGAAATTTCATGATTTACTAGACCTGTTCCTAGTTTATGCATTTCATTTAATGCAAATTGATACTTAGAAGAAAACATAGAAGTTGATCTAGAATTATCATAGAAAGGAATAATTCTACGAACACCAATAATTGCTTCTGCTATTGAAATGTATTTATTATCAAAATCACCGATTGTTGTTGCGGTTGAGGCGTGAGTTGTTGCTGTTGCTCCACTTGAATCACCTGTAATAGTTTCATTAGTTGCAAAAGTGGTAGTAGTATTTGCGTAATAAGTATCACCATCTCCACCAAATTTAACTTCTGGATCTTTGTATCTTAAAGTAGTATTAGCACTATGATATGCGTGTACAGTTGCTTGAACACCACTTGTTCCTCCAGTAATTTTTTCACCATCAGTAAAAGTTCCTGAAGGTGCACCAGCTAATTTAAGAGTTGATCCTGTTATTTGATGTTTTAAATACGTATTTTCAGTTGCATCAAAATGATACTCTTGAAAAAATTGAAGTGAATCATCAATACAATCTTCTACTTGATCATCATCTATATTTAATTCTACTACTGGCCATCCCAATTTCCTTTTACAATAATCTTTAAAAGTTGCTCTAGTAGTCGGTTGTGTCATTTCGTTGCCTCCCCATATACAGTTATAATACCCTCTGCTACTCTTTCTACTATTGTTCCACCTGATTGTGTATATTCAACATCGTAAACATAATTTCCTGGAGATAAAGATGCGGTTTGAGTTGCAGTCAATGAAATAGTACAGTTTGAACCCGCAACAGCGGTTGTTAAAGTAGTAATATTATTTGAAGAATAATAAGATTGGCGCATCTTAGCGGCGCAAGTACCAGTAGAAATAGTAACATTCTGGCTTGCTGAATTCTGTGCTGTAATTACTTTTTCAAACGTGCAACCTTGATCTAGTGCAATGTTTACAGTTTGTTTTTGGAGGGTTAAAGCCACAATTTTCTCCTTAATAGTTAATAGTATAGTTATCTATACTATTTATATATCAAGAGAAATCAAATGGTGTTAGGGATTACGGTGATCATCCGTAACCCTTGAAATATGGTCCGCTGTTATCTTTCGGCCATTTGGCTTTAATTGCTGCTATTGCATCTTTATGAGTTGTAGTCCCATTTATAGCATCATCAGAAATTAATTCAAACTGGTTAAGGGCATCATATTCTACTTTCCTATTTCTGGCATATTCCTGTGAGTTGTATTCTTTATCTAATGTATCACCAGCAGATACTACTTCTGCCCATGTTACAGGTGGAGAATCATGATCCATCCAAATTACTTTATTAAATTCTTCTTCATTATGAGGTACACCAGATGGTGAATTGACTTGAGAAAAATTAAAGTGACAATCTTCTAAATCTATTCCTTTTATTTCTAAAGCTTTATGTACTGCGTAATCATTCATAGTTTTCTTTATCCTTGATAAACATAAATTGAGCCAGAAGAATTCATTACTGCACCATGAGTGGTACTATTGTTTACACATCTATTGATAAATATATTTGTCGTACCATTTTGACTTTGCCAATATAATCTAGTATACAATGTTGTATTGGATGATGTAGTATCTACCCAAGTTGTAGCTACCTGAACATGCTGGGTATTATTATTGTCGGCATCATATCCACCTTGACCATGTGGATACTTTGAATTATTGTTACCCCAACTTTGACCGGCAGAATCTTCTGCTCCTCTTGGCGATTTTACCCAACTAGAATTATCCCATGAATGTATAATAAAAAATTGAGGATGATTATCATGTGAAACATATATATTATATTGAACTTTTATCACTTTATTTGACACTTGCGGAATACCTGAACAAGTCATATCAAAATTTGCATGAACATGAGTACCGGGTGGGTTTGAAGATTCGTTTGACCTCTTAACATTACCACTTGCATAAGCACTACCTACATTAATTTCTTTAGATTTAATTAAATGTCCTGTCGGATAAACGATTGCAGAATTACTCAAGTTTCCAGTAGTAACAGTCCCAAGTCTAGTAATATTGTCTTGTGTATTATTACTAAGTGTAGCGCCAGAATCAGCAGTTGTAAGAACAGCAGCGTCAGCCTGATCTTTCAAAATTAATTTATTTCCGGAACCTGTTTGTGGTTTAATGATTATATCTGCCATGAATTATTTTCCTTATCGAGGAGTATCTTTATAATTAATCCAATCTTGTGTTTCTTCATCCCAATAATAACTTTTAGGACCATCAGCAGGCATAGCCTTGGGTGGTTGCCAATCATTATTACTATCTAATGTCCAACTATCAAATGGTTTAGGTAGGATAAATATATCTTTATCTTTATCGTATGTCATCCCTACACCAGCCCTTTGTTTTCTAGTGCCTTCTTCTGTTTCTATCCAAGTTCCGTCAAGAGTATCAATAAAATCTTGTTCAGCAACTATAACTTGCTCTACAATATTATTGTCGTCTATTTTAGCAAATTCTTTTCCTATCATATTATGTACCTTATAATTGCTATTCCTGATCCACCATGGCCGCCTCTAGAGTTTACTATTATTTGGCCGGCGCCACCGCCGCCACCGCCAGTATTAGGACCACCATCTCCACCTCCTGATCGGCCGGTGGACGCGCCTCCCGGATTTATTCCTCCCATACCGCCTTGTGAATGTGAATTGAATTTGTTCAACTCAGAATAACCGCCTCCGGCTCCACCTCCACCTGCGCCTCCATGCCCAGCAACATTACCCGGATTATATACAGAACCTCCACCACCACCTGCCCAGTAGTAGTTATTTCCATCAATATCTATTCGTATACCTACTCCTCCTGAAAGTACTGTAGAAGTAGTTGAACGCATACTTTCATCAGCATATGAAGGTGAACCTGCTCCTCCATAGATACCACCATGTGCACCGG